GTCATCGCCACCTTTTCCTTTGGAGGTGTTCCCTGCCGAGTTGTTTTTCGGCTTTTTACGAAGCTCTGGATGAGCTTCTAGGACAATCTTCCGTATCGAAGATACGCCGAGGGCTGAAAGCTTGCCAGATTTATTCAAGCTCTGGACTTTAGTCCAATGGGTGGCGATCCACTTGGCATCGTATTTATCAGCAGTGCTGATATTTTCATTCGACATATCAGTAGTACTGATAAAGGAGCCGTAGGCTTTTTTGTCACCGCCGAATAATGCTTCAATTTGAAGCAGGATATTACCGAGTTCTCGGTAAAGGTTTAACTGATCTTCTTGGATCAGATAAAGTTGATCGTAGCAAGCTACGCCTTGAGCTATGGCATCAGCCATTGTATAGGACTTACGTCCTACTTTGAATTTGCTGTCCAAGGATACCTTCGGTAGGGTTGCTGCTTTAGCCATTTTGTAATCTCCGATTACTAGAGTTGAAATCTGCCAAGCCAGAACGACTTGACCCCCTTATAAAGCCACATCGAAAACACATTGTCAACCCCAAGGGGGTTGGTTGATCTCGGAAATTCCGTGAATGAACTTCCCCTTTAGGGGAAAGAGGTTGAAAAAAAGTTTCATCTTTTGGTGGGCATTATGCGCAAGGAAAAGCATGGGGTGTGATCATGTGGAAATCCCCAAGGGGGATATGCATCAAAAACCCCTTTAGGGGTTACTGCTCAGAAACCCCAATAAAATACTTGTATTTTCGAGTCCAAGAAAGGTTTATTGTTTGTAAAAACAATGCAAATCAGTGCTTTACGTGCACATATTGGCTAGATCTTCCCCAGATTCCCAAGGGGAATCCCTACACGGACAGGGGGGCATGGGCCATGCGGGGGGTGTACGTACACGTATACACGTAATGACAGAGAGGGGTATTTTTTAGCTGTTAACCACAATAGTTACCGGGTCATATGTAGTATTCTCTGTTAAAAAACAAGGGGTTAACCCCAATATTGGTAACGAAGTACCCGGCGAAAGGAAAAACCCGGGGAGATTACGTGAAGTATGTTACAATATGGGTAACAAATTGTTACTATCTGGACTTATAACTTTATAAATCTGGACTTACTTAGGGTTTTCCTTCTGGTAAATAAAAAATATTAATAATTAAGTAATAATTCTTATATTAAGGCTTGACAAAGAATTGAAGTGCGGTATAATATACTTAAAGGAATACTAAGAGTACTAAATACTAATAGTAAATTAGTTAATAATTAGTATTTAAGGAAATCCTTTAAGGATAGTGTCGATTTTTCCTTTTGTCGTAGGAAAAAGAGTTGACTTCCTTTTTTAACCTGCTATAACTAAGGACAAATAATTGCCCAAAATGTATATCTCCGATAATGTGCTAGAGGAATTTTATAAAGCTCTGGCAGACGAGGACGAAGGAAGACTTCGTAGAGTTCACATCCCTCGTTCAGACGTTTTTTACGTAAGAGAGAAAATATTTCAAGACACTGGCACTAAGTATTCTCTAGATAGGGTTGAGAGAGCTATGTATCTAGAGGGATATCTTAGTGCCAGTGACGTTTTTGATCCCTATAGAAAGAAAGAGTATGGCTCACACGATAATTGATGACTACAAGATCTTCCCACGACTAATGATGTTAGTTGTAACCGTCCTAACTTACCAATCAGTACACTGGTACATGTCTCTATCTGATCCTAGTAATGGTCAGGCCGGGCTAGTATCAGTGTGTATGGGTGCATTAACAGGTTGTTTCGGCATCTGGATGAACAAAGAAGCAAAAACAGATAGAGGTAGTAAATAATGAAAACTTTAGTATTAGCATCAGCACTAACACTGGCTGCAACAGCAGCAACATCTGCTGATCTTATTGGTGGCTTGACGTTTGACACAGAAACAGACGTTAGCTACACCACAGGTGTAGAAGAATGGTCTGCTACTTTTACCCCAGAGCTAGGTTGGGGAATGTATGGCATTGACTTGGGAGTGTCAACTACAGTTGACATCATGGGTCTAGATCAAGAACAGATTTTTAAAGGTCTGGACTTTAAAGCTGAGTATGAACTATATAGCACAGGTATAAAAGCCTACGGCAAAGTATCTTCAGATGCAGATTTTCAATTCGGTGATATTACTGTCGGTGCTAAACTATCTTTTTAAGGAGTAAGGCAAATGATACAGGCATTAGTAGGACCAATATCTAGTTTAGTAGGAACATGGCTCAACGGAAAAGTTGAAACAAAGGCTGCAGAAACTAAAGCAAAGGTTGCTAAAGCTGAAGCTGAAGCACAGATTATGTTAAGTCGAGCTACAAGTGAAGCTGATTGGGAAAAGATTATGGCTCAAGGTAGCCAGAACTCTTGGAAAGACGAATGGCTAACTATCTTATTTTCAATCCCATTGATCTTAGTATTCATCGGGGATTTTGGTAGAGAGATTGTAGCTAGTGGCTTTGTGGCTTTGGAGACAATGCCTGAGTGGTATCAGTACACACTTGGGGTGATTGTAGCTGCAAGCTTTGGTGTACGTTCAGCAACTAAATTCTTTGGGAAAAAATAATGCATAAGAACTTTGACAAATGTTTATCTATGTTATTACATCACGAAGGTGGATTTGTAAATCACCCAAAAGATCCGGGCGGCATGACAAATCTTGGAGTTACCAAGAAAGTATATGAAGCTTGGGTAGGTAAAGAAGTAGATGAAGAAACAATGAGGGGGCTTACTTTTATAGATGTAGCCCCTTTATATAAAAAGAAGTACTGGGATAAAGTTCGGGGAGATGATCTTCCTTCTGGGGTAGATTGGTGCGCCTTTGATTGGGCTGTTAACTCTGGTTCTGGTCGCCCTGCTAAAGCAATTCAACGTGCAGTAGGAGCAACAGCAGATGGGGCTATTGGTCCTATGACATTACAGTCTGTTATGAATAATGACCCGGAAATGATTATAGGTAGTGTGTATGATCAACGTCAAAAGTTTTACGAGTCTTTAAAAACCTTTGAAACCTTTGGTCGTGGTTGGACTAGGCGTAACAAAGAAACATTAACCCAAGCATTGGACATGTTAGATGAGTAGCACTCCTGAACGAGTTAAAACTAAAATGAAAGAAGAGGGGCTAAAAGGTGTAAACAAACCTAAACGTACCCCTGACCACCCTAAGAAGTCACATTGTGTGATGGCAAAGGAAGGCAGCACATATAAGTTTATTCGTTTTGGTCAGCAAGGTGTAAGTGGTGCAGGTAAAAACCCTAAGTCTGCTAAAGATAAAGCACGTAAGAAAAGCTACTATGCTAGGCATAATGCACAAGACTCTAAGCCAAGTAAGTTAAGTGCTCGTTACTGGAGTCATAAAGTCAAGTGGTAAGTTTGATTTCACATTTTCCTTTACCTGCTATGCCTTTTGATACGCATACAAATATAGTCTTTGAATCTGGTAAAAGTGAACTGGTAAAAGAAACGGCAGCAGCCGTAGATAAAAAGGCAGATAAGTACAGATATGAAAGTGCTTATGCCTATCATCCTTATAATAGACAACAATTAAGACAGGGTGAAACCGTAGACTTTGTAGTAGCATAAGGAGAATAATCATGCCTACAGTAGGAAAAAAAGAATACCCTTACACAAATAAGGGGATGGCTCAAGCAAAAGCTGCAGCCAAGAAATCAGGTAAACCAATGAAGAAAAAATCTGGTTATAACAAAGGTGGCATGGCAAAATGCGGTGCTTCATATAAAGGGTAAAACAAATGGCTGTATCACTACGTACATATCTAAACAACAAACTAAAAGAAAAGGGTATGACTGTTGCCCAAGCTAAAAAGAATGCAGGTAAATACAAAAGTATTGCTGCAGCTAAAAAAGCAGGTTCACTATACTATACCGATAAGAACGGTAAAGTAATGGCTGCTGTATATGCAGAAGATCTTAAAAAGCCTGTTCGTCCAAAAGCACGACCAGAACCTAAAGTAGCAAAGACTGCTTCTCAACCTAAAGTAACAACTAGCACACTTAGTGATACTAGAGGTGGTCGAGGCGATGGCACAATGGAAAGAAACAAACGTCTTCTAGATCCAAAGTCTCCACAAAATAAATCTAAACCTAAAAACAAACCTAGCTTAAAACAGAGAATATTAGCTGTACCAAACCCTTTTCTAAAGAATGATAAAGCTAAAGCATCTAAATGGAAAACTTGGTTTAATAAAAACAAAGGTGATTATCAAAAACCTAATGGCGACATTAATATGAATAAAGCTATGAAAGATTTTAAGAAATCTATTAAGTAGCTGCATATCGGGGTTGCAATATTATCTGTAGTATGTTATAACTAAATGTGTAAAACTATCTCCATAAAAGGCAGGAATGCCTAAACATAAAGGAGATAGAACATGTTTAAACGATTTGTAAAAGCAATCCAAAAAGGCCAAGAACGTAGGGCAGCATACTGGCAACTAAAGAATATGTCAGATAAACAACTACGTGATATAGGAGTGTCTCGTGCCGAAATCGAAAGCAAAGTCTACCGTTAATGCGGCAGGAAATTATACTAAGCCTAGTATGCGTAAACGTCTTGTTGCATCCGTTAAAGCAGGTAGCAGTGGTGGAAAGCCCGGACAGTGGTCGGCTCGTAAAGCCCAAATGGTCGCAAAGCAGTACAAAGCAAAAGGGGGAGGGTACAAATGAAACGTTATATTAAAAGACTATGGTGTGCAATAATCAATCGTAGGTGCAACCCACAATGTGAGTGCTGCTAGTTGGCACTTGCTAAATCTCAAAAGAGCTTAAAGTCTTGGGGAAAACAGAAGTGGCGTACTAAAAGTGGCAAGCCTAGTGCTAAAACTGGTGAACGTTATTTACCTGATAAGGCTATTAAGTCTCTTAGCAATGCTGAGTACGCCTCTACAACCGCAGCTAAACGAAAAGGCAGTAAGGCAGGTAAGCAGCATGTGGCTCAACCTAAAAGCATCGCAAAGAAAACCAAACCCTTTAGAGCCGCCAAGGGTGGAGTGGTGAGAAAGAAAAAGAAATGAGTCGTAACCTTACAGAAAAACAACAGAAATTTTTAGATGTACTATTTGAAGAAGCCCAAGGTAACTTAGCTCAAGCAAGAAAACTTGCAGGTTATGCTGAGACTGTCGCAACATCTTCTGTTGTAAACTCTTTACAGGAAGAGATTGCAGATTTAACAAAACGATTTATTGCTTCTAGTGCTACTAAAGCTGCTTATTCTATGAAACATATTATGGATAACCCTACAGATTTGGGCAACAAAGAAAAAATGGCAGCAGCTAAAGATGTTTTAGATCGTAGTGGATTTAAAGCTACTGATAAAGTAGAAGTAACTGCAGCAAGCCCCCTGTTTATTTTACCCCCTAAAAATGAAGAAGATTAATAAAACATGGACATTACCTGCACCCAAACCAGAAGAAGAGTTTGAGTGGAGAAAAGTAGTAAGAGTTGGAAGAGTAGTGCATTTGGGTATAGACAAGACCCTGATGATTGTGATATACTATTACCTATCCCAAAAGAGTTAGATCTCTTAGAGGAAGCAAAAACATACCTAAAACAATATAGTTATAGAGATGTGTCTGCTTGGTTAAGTGAACAATCAGGTAGGTATATCTCTCATGTAGGTCTAATGAAAAGAGTTTCAATTGAAAGAAAACGTCAGAGAGAAGCTTCAAACCAACGCCACCTTGCTGAAAAATACAAAACGGCCCTCCAAAAAGCGGAAAAACTCGAAGCCGAAAGGCTCGGTGGAAAAGAAACAAGAACCTGTTCAAGTCCAATATGAAGAGGACTTTAGTTACAGGGAAGTTATATTTGAACCTAATCCCGGCCCACAGACAGAGTTCTTAGCCTCTACAGAGCAAGAGGTTCTATACGGTGGTAGTGCAGGTGGTGGTAAGTCTTACAGCCTAGTCGCAGATCCTGTACGATACTTTAACAATCCTAATGCTAGAATGTTAATAGTACGTAGGAGCACTGAAGAGCTACGAGAACTTATCTCTGTATCTAAACAACTCTACCCTAAAGCTGTTCCGGGAATTAGATTTATGGAACGAGACAAGACTTGGGTAGCACCATCAGGTGCAACACTGTGGATGTCTTATCTTGATCGTGACGATGATGTTATGCGTTACCAAGGTCAAGCATTTAACTGGATTGGTTTTGACGAACTTACTCAATGGCCTACCCCCTATCCGTGGAACTATATGCGTTCTCGTTTAAGGAGTACAAGAGCTAGTGGGCTACCGTTATACATGAGAGCCACAAGTAACCCCGGTGGCCCCGGACACCAATGGGTTAAAAAAACTTTTATTGATCCCACCTCTCCTAACAAACCTTTTTGGGCTACTGACCCAGAAACTGGAGAAACAATATGTTGGCCCAAGGGACATACAAAAGAAGGTGATCCCCTGTTTAAACGCAGGTTTATTCCTGCAACTTTGTTTGACAATCCCTACTTAGCAGAAGATGGTATGTATGAAGCTAATCTTCTGTCGTTACCAGAGCATCAACGTAGACAGCTTTTAGAAGGTGATTGGGATATAAATGAAGGGGCAGCATTCCCTGAGTTTAACAGGCAGATACATGTAGTACCTCCATATGATATACCTAATAGTTGGGCTAAATTTAGAGCTTGTGATTATGGGTACGGTTCTCATACTGGAGTTGTCTGGATTGCTGTTACACCGTCTGAACAACTTGTAGTATATAGAGAGTTGTATGTAAGTAAAGTTATTGCTACTGATTTAGCTGAAATGATCTTAGACTTAGAAGATGGAGAAAAGATACGGTATGGAGTTCTTGACTCTTCTCTTTGGCATAATCGTGGTGATACTGGCCCTAGCCTTGCTGAACAAATGATTATGAGAGGCTGTAGGTGGCGACCTGCAGATAGATCTAAAGGTTCTCGTGTTGCAGGTAAAAATGAAATACATAGAAGACTTCAAGTTGATGAGTTTACTGAAGAGCCAAGACTTGTATTTTTTAATAATTGCCTTAACACCATATCTCAATTACCTGCACTACCTCTTGATAAAAATAACCCAGAAGATGTAGACACACATGCAGAAGATCACTTGTACGATGCTTTAAGGTACGGTGTGATGACTAGGCCACGTAGCAGTCTCTTTGATTACAATCCTGCTACATCAACAGGTTTTCAAGCAAGCGACCCGACTTTCGGTTATTAAGGAAACAATATGGAAGAAGAAGAATTTTTTGAAGAATCTCTAGAAGCAGAAGAATCATCTGCACTAGATGACAGTAAAAAAGATACGTATGACGATCCTTCTGCAGGGACTATTGTTGGTCTTGTAAATGGAAAGTATAAAAAAGCTTCTGATGCTAGAGAAACAGAAGAACATCGTTGGATTCAAGCTTATCGTAACTACCGTGGTTTGTATGGCCCTGATGTACAATTTACATCTACTGAAAAATCTAGGGTATTTGTAAAAGTAACTAAGACAAAAGTTCTTGCTGCATATGGTCAGATTATTGACGTACTCTTTGGCAACCATAAGTTCCCAATTACTGTTGACCCAACTACTTTACCTGAAGGGGTAGCAGAATCAGTTTACTTTGAATCTAATGATAAACTAAGGGATGCCCCTAGTATTTCTGCTGAAGACACAAAACTTCTTCCGGGTGAAACTGTTACAGATTTACAAGAACGTCTTGCAGGTTTAAAGTCTAGGCTTTCACCTGTCGCAGATATTCTTAAAGAAGGTCAGGGTAAAACTCCTACTGAAGTTACTTTCCATCCTGCAATGGTTGCAGCAAAGAAAATGGAAAAGAAAATACATGATCAGTTAGAAGAATCAAATGCTAATAAACAACTACGTGTAGCAGCATTTGAAATGGCACTATTTGGTACTGGTGTTATGAAAGGTCCATTTGCTCTAGACAAAGAGTACCCTAATTGGTCTGATGATGGTGAGTACTCCCCTTCAATTAAAACTATTCCTCAAACATCAAGTGTTTCTATCTGGAACTTCTACCCAGACCCTGACGCATCTAATATGGATGAAGCTGAATATGTAGTAGAACGTCATAAGATGTCACGTTCACAGCTACGTAGTTTAAAGAAACGTCCGTTCTTCCGTTCTAATTCTATTGATACTGCTATTACTATGGGTGAGTCCTATGTAAAAGAATGGTGGGAACAGGCAATGGAAGATGATGCCCAAGAGTCAAAGTCAGAACGTTATGAGGTTCTAGAGTTCTGGGGTAATGTAGATACAGAGATTCTAAAAGAACATAAGATTGATATCCCAAAAGAACTAAAAGATGCTGATGAATTAAACGTCAATATTTGGGTTTGTAATGATCAAGTACTTAGATTAGTAATGAATCCCTTTACTCCATCTGTAATCCCATACTATGCAGTTCCATATGAAATAAGTCCTTACAGTCTTTTTGGTATAGGTCTTGCAGAAAACATGGATGATACCCAAACATTAATGAATGGGTTTATGAGAATGGCAGTTGACAATGCTGCATTATCTGGTAATATGCTAATTGAGATTGACGAGACTAACCTAGTTCCGGGGCAAGACTTATCTGTGTATCCGGGAAAAGTGTTTCGGAGACAAGGCGGTGCGCCGGGACAGGCCATCTTTGGAACTAAGTTTCCTAATGTATCTAACGAGAACATGCAGATGTTCGATAAAGCAAGGGTCTTAGCCGATGAAAGTACAGGATTTCCTTCGTTTGCACATGGGCAAACTGGAGTATCAGGAGTGGGAAGGACTGCTTCTGGCATCAGTATGCTTATGTCTGCAGCTAACGGCAGTATACGAAATGTTGTCAAGAACGTAGATGACTATCTACTTAGCCCACTAGCTAAATCTTTCTACAGCTTTAACATGCAGTTTGACTTTGATGAAGAGATCAAAGGTGATTTAGAAATTAAAGCTCGTGGCACAGAAAGCTTGATGGCTAACGAAGTGCGTAGTCAACGACTGATGCAGTTCCTTGGTGTCGTACAGAATCCTGTACTAGCTCCGTTTGCTAAAATGGATTATATTATTCGTGAGATTGCTAAAGCAATGGATCTTGATCCTGACAAGCTTACAAACTCTATGACTGATGCTGCAGTACAAGCTGAGATACTTAAAAAGTTCCAAGCAGAAAACCCACCTGAACCCCAACAAGCTCCACAGCAAGCTCCTGCAGGTGCTCAGGTTCAGGATACTCAAGGTAGTGGTGGGGGTACTATAGGAACTGGTACTGCTCCTCAACCGGGAGAACAGGGCTTCTCAGGTAATACAGGTGGAGTACCTGTACAATGAGCCAAATAAAACTAGTTGTAAATAATAAACCACAGTGGGATGCAATGTTAGAAGAAATTTTTGTTCGCATTGCATTTGCACACAAACAACTAGAGCAATACGATGATCCCTCTGAGATATATAGATTTCAGGGGGAGATACGTGCACTAAGATCTTTAGCTAAACTTAGGGACAAGGTTAATAATGAATAGCCAAACACAAAAAGCTTTCGGTACAAAAAAAGGTTTAAGCTACGGTGAAATAATCCTAGATAATATTCTTGGATTAGATAATGAGTATGAATCTTTTGGTGAACAGCTTGGTAAGGCTATCAATGAAGATGAGATAAGATTTTTAAAAGATGCTGCTGTAGGTTTATATGAAGGGACTAAAGAATTTATAGCTAATCCTGTAGATACTACAAAAGAAGTTGTAGTAAATATAAAAGACAGTGTGCAAAGACTAGGAACAGAAAACTTAGATGCACGTATTAAAAGAATGCATAATGTATCCTACGACCAAGCAACTGATCAACAGGTTACTTCTGCAAAAGAAGCTGTATTCGGTGATGCACTTACAGCATTAGAATTAATACCTGCTGCTAAAGCAGGTACAGTCACAGCTAGGGCAGCAGTATCTGCTATACCTAGTGGAGTTAAAGCTGATGTGGTTGGTCAGACTAAAGCACTGCTTACTGGTGACACAGAGTTTTTAAAAGGTACACCAACAGAACGTTCTACTACCGTAGGTGTTGGTGCAGAGGTAGTTGACCAAGATGGTGTAAATCTTGATGATATTGCTGAGTATATGGATTCAGAAATAAAACCTACTAAACCTAAAAAAGAAACAAACCCTTTAGTCAGAGAGACAGATTACTCTAGTACAAGGGTTGGAGATACAGCAAATTTTAAAAGTTCTGTTCTTGGTTCTTTAGATAATCTTGCCATTGGTAAAGATGGCATGTCTGGTTTTCAGATTAAAAAGTTTTTTGAGAAAAGAGCACCAAAAATAAATAAAACAGAGTTGTATTGGTCAGGTCTTTTAGAAAATTTAGATGATAATAAAAAATATACTTCAAGAGAATTAGAAAAAATTGTAGATAGAAATGTTCCTCGAATATCTGTTGTAGTAAAAGACACTCCTACAGAGTTTGATTATGAAGATATGCAAAGATTAGCATTAAACATTGAAGGCCAAGGTTTTCAATCTCAAAATTACAGAGAAATACTTCTTAGAAATAATAACCCTAAAGGTAACTTTTATGAATCTTCTGTCAATCATTGGGGTGATGGGGCTATTATAGCTCATATAAGAGGTAGTATTGTTGAAAGTTTTTCTAGGTCTAAAGAGCCTTCCCAAGTTGGTAAAGGTAGAATCATTAATAGAGAAAAAGTATTTCTTGTTGAAGAACTTCAAAGTGATGCGGTACAAAAACATGTAGTCGCAAGCAAAGACTCTGCAAAAGAAGTTAAAAAAGTAAAAGATAGCTTAATGGCATTTGACGAAATGAAGGGCTACTTTAATGATGAAATTTCAGAATTTGTTACTACTTATCATCTTAACGCAGGTAGTGCGGAAGATAATTTAAACTTTACAAATAAATTTATAAAAGATATAGAAAGCCATAATTACGATTTTAACTCTATTGCAGATATAGACACTGCTGAACAGGCGATAGAACTTGGATTAGGAAAAACTGTTGAGAAAATTTCAGACTTAAAGTATAGGTTTGAAAGAGCAGAGATAAATAAACAAGAACTTTTAGAAGAAATTAAATCTGAGTTTAATTTAAAACCTTCTTCAGTTTCTAGGAGAAACATAGAAGAATTAAATGAAATTGATAATATTCTTGCAAACACTCTTAGTGATTATGTTTTTGGAAAATCTTCTGTAAGAAAATACAATAAAGACTCATCAAACTCAGTAAAAGAAGACTTAGTAAATTTGTTTGCATCAATAGAAGATCAAAGATCAGAACGTTTATCTAATTTATCTCCTGCTTCACTATCAGATACAATTAAAATATCCTTACTTACAGTAATTAAAGAGGCTAAAGCTGAAGGTATAAATAAAATATACATACCTAGTCCTGAAGTAATGGCATATACCCACGATTTAAGTAGAAAAGCTTCTAAAAATACTTATGGCGATGGGGTTAAAAAAGTTTTAAGAACACTTAATAGTGAAACAGACGGTAAAATAAAATTTAAAAATAAAAATCCTGAAAGTATTAAGTACTATGCTGATTTAAATTCAGTGGGAATAGAAATAGATATTACAGATTTTGAGTTGCCCGATAATCCACAGTTTAGATTTAACATGGGTGGACTAACAGTTGGGCCTATGTCTGAGTTGGAAAGACAGAGGGAAACAAATATAGCTGAACAGATGTCTACTCTTCCTAAGTCTGTAAATCTTGACAAACCAAAACAATTAAAACTTCCACAAAAAGTAGAACAAGAAGTAGAAGAGTATCTTAGACCAAAAGCAAAACCAGAAGGTTTACCTACTGTCTACGAAACAAGTACTCCAATAGACAAGGTTTTAAGTTTAGGATATCTTTTAAAAGACAAGCAACCTCAAGTTAAAGGTAAACAAAAAATTGTTTCTGGTTTAGATGAAGATAATCCTATGCACCAAAAAACTATTAAAGGGTTTTTTGATAATGCAATAGGTTCTGATTCAGGTTACGATCCTACTGAACAAGCTTGGTGTGCAGCTTTTGTCCATCATATCCTTACAGAAATGGATGCGGATACACTTCAAACAAAAGACCCTTATGACAGACTCAGAGCAAATAAATATAAAGAGTATGGGCAACCTGTTAATATTGAAAATATCCAAGAAGGGGATATAGTAATTTTTGATTGGAAGAAAGACGGAAATGCAGACCATGTGACATTTTATGCAGGGGGTCGAATTACAGATCAAGGTAAAGACCAGTACATAAATGTTGTTGGTGGCAATCAGGGTTTAGGTGGTAAAGTCTCTCTTAGAGAAAATAACTCTCTATATGTATTAGATAATGTTGCAGCTATAAGAAGAATTACTTATGATGGTGATGCATACAAAATAGCTCAAACCCACAAAGACTCTGACCCTATTTTTAAATCTTTTCTACCAGAGGAAGTAGCAAGTAATTTTGCCGAAGGAGGCACAGTGATGAACGAACAAATGAAGATGGCATTTATGCAAGAAGGTGGACTTAGAGATGATGGGATGAGAGTAGATCCTGTATCTGGCAATGAAATTCCTCCGGGATCTATGGCTAAAGAAGTACGAGATGATATTCCTGCACAGTTGTCTGAAGGTGAATACGTTGTACCTGCTGATGTCGTACAATACTTCGGTGTAAAATACTTTGAAGATTTACGAATGGAAGCAAAAAGAGGCTTGCAAGGAATGGAAGTTGATGGTAGAATAGGTGGACAACCAGTAGATAGCCCTCAACAAACTGTGTCTGATGAAGAACTTGAAATGCTTATTCGTCAGGAAATGGGTCAACCCAACATGAATGAAGGTGGCTTGATGGGTTATCAAGAAGGTGGTACACCTGCAGCACCAGTTTCAACATTTGATCCAAGTGGGTTTGGTACACTAGGTTCTACTACTTTTGGTCCTGCTGCTAATCCCACTGCAGGTGGAGCTACACAAGTAGTAGTTCTTTATGCACCTGATGGGACACCAATTACTTTAGTACTACCTAGAGACAAGGGAACATACGACCAACTACTGGCCCAAGGATACACACTAGAAAAACCAGAAGAAGAAAAAGAAGAACCTAAAAAAGATAGTGGTGGATCAAGTGCTCCTGAAGTTGAAAGCAAACCTTGGTACGAAAGTATTAACTGGGAAAATCCTGTAGAGCAAGCTAAAGGAATGTTTAAACAAAAAGATTCTTCTGGCATAGGACTAATGTCTGTTCTATCTGGAGTTCAGGATTTAAGTAATGTTGCTAAAATGAGAGCAACAGTAAACTTACTTGAGTCTGCAGGTAGGAAAGATGAAGCAGATGAGATCAGAGGTTTAGTAGAAGGTTTTGTTGATACCTCTTCTACTATGTTCCAAACAGCAGCAAACTCTCTAGCACCGGGAACATGGAATACTAACAAAGGTATGACAGATCTTGATACAAACTTAGATGGTATATTAGATGCTAATGACAAACTAATAATTCCCGGATTATTTAAAACTGCTACTGTAACACCTACAGCCCCAGAATCTGTAGTAACACCTAACACAAATTCAGGTACATCAAGCAGTAGTGATAACAAACCCTCTGTTGCAGAACGTTTGATGCAAGAAAGAAAACAAAAAGAAAAAGAAGATAAAACTTCACGAATCAAAACTTCTACTTTCCAATCTAGTATGCCCAGTGCTACGCAAAAACGAAAAGCTCAAAAAGCTGCACAGAAAAAACAAGTTTCAACAAAAACTAAAAAAGAACTTTCAGGTGCACAAATGAAAGCAGGTCTTGGAGTCGGATCTGGTAAAGGTGGAAGAAACGTAGCAGGACCGATGAATAAAGGCGGCTTGATGAAAAAGAAATAAGACCATATAATAATAAGGCTACTCAGCTACGGCTGACCCCAACATAAGGAGAAAGATATGCCTGAACTAGCAGAAGTGGAAACCCCAAAGACTGC